TGACGCATTTAACAACCATTTTTTAACGGCATCGTATTCAGATTTTAAAGTGTCATAGTTTAATATTTTTTTGTTTACTACTGAATATAAAGTATCAATTTCTTTATTTTTATTACTTAACTCAAACTTTAAACTATCAACCTCTTTTGTTTTTTTGGAAATTTCATTTTTATATGTTGTAACTCTATTTCTTTGATTTTGTAATAATAATTCAAAATCCTTATATTGTTCTGTTGTAAGAATCACAACAGAATCCCCCTTGAAAAATGTTTGTATTGGGTAATTTTGTGAAAACCCAACCAAAGTTAAAAATGTAAATAATATGTTTAATATGTGTTTCATTTAATTTTAATCTTCATTTTAGTTCCAATATCGTTTTTCTCACAGGTAATTTTAAACCCGTGTTCATTTAGAATTGCGATACAAATGTTTAATCCAAGTCCAGTTCCACCTTCTTTTTGGTTTTCTTTTCTTGTATAAGGTTGGGATAAATATTCAAAATCTTCCTGTGTCAATCCTCTACCATTATCCTGTAGAATTAATAATTCGTCTTCCATAAATATCTTAACGAACTTTGAATCACTATCATTATATTTCAAACCATTTCTGATGAGGTTGTCAATTGCCGTACAGAATAGTGATTCATTCACATCAGTAATCGGTAGTTCATCAATTAATACCTGACTTCTATAAGCTGTTGATGTTAGGTAACTATCAAGGATTTCCCTTAAATTACATTCGGTTTTTTCCATCCTTGAATCTTTCTTAACAAGATTTGTAAATTCATAGACACCCTTATAAACTTTTTGTGAATGTCTTAAACCTTCCTTAATCATTTTAAGGGGTGCCTCAAGTTTTAATTCCTTGATTACATCATCGTTTAATCTTCTTTCTAATGAACTAACACCTCTTGGGATATATGTATTAATCCCTGAATGCATATCGTGTCGTAGAATCTTTGCTGCGTGTTCCAGATACGTATTTTGTTTTTGTATTTGTTCTGAATTCTCAACTATTTCAGTGATGTCCCTTGCTATCTTCAAAACCCTATACGGTTTACCATCGTCGTTTATAATTGGATTATAAGTCACACTCAAGTAAATTGGGTTACCATCTTTTTTTCTTCTAATTATTTCTCCACTATAAAAAACACCATCACTCAATTTTTTCCAAAACTTTTTATACTCTTTGGAATTTTTGTCCTCATTAAAAAGAAATATACTATGATGTTTTCCTACAATTTCTTCACTTGTGTATCCCATTGCATCCAAAAAGGTATTATTTGCAAAACATATTTTACCATCAATAGTAAACTCAATAACGGGACTAGACCTATTAATCGCATCCATTCTATTGGTTAATTCAATCTCTTTTTGGAAAACTCTTTTTGTTAAATCGTTACCTTCTTTAACTGAATAAGCAAATGTATATAATGAAGATAGTAATTGAGCAAAATCAACCTCTACCTTATCCCACTCACGAAGGGTTAAACTTTCAATACATACCACACCAATAGTTTCTCCCTTATAGGTTATCGGAACATCCAACATAGATTTTACACCAAGAGGTTTTAAATAACTTTCAGTAAAACAAGAAGTGGCATTATGTGTTTCGGCATCATTTGCAACAATTATCGGATTGATTAATAAAGATAAAAAATATGGTCGGAAATCTTTTTTATATAGTGTTATGTTTTGATACCACGCATCTTCTGATTTAATATAGAGTTGTTCACATATGATTGCCGTTTTATCTTTATTGTATAACCATATTGAACATCTGTCAGCACCAATTGAGTCACTAACCTCTTTAGTTAAAACTTTAGCACCTTCGGTTGTGTTACCTTCATAAAATAATGAATTGTGTGATTGTGAGATTAAAGTTTCGTTTAGTTTTTTAACATACAAACTATGTTCTTTACCTTTTCTATTTCTTTTTAAATATTCTAATACAACAACTGCAAAGAATGGTAAGAATGCTAAAAAACAAGCGTACCCAAAATACCCAATTTCGTCTATGTAATTTATAAAATGAAACACAATTAATGATTGAGTGGTAAAAAAGGTAACCATAATGATTATAGAAATAACCAAAGATATTTTAGAAAGATTTGTCATACAAATAAATATCAACTTTTATAAGTAATTAATATTTATTAAAAAAATTATAATATTATGAGTTACACAAGAGAACAAATTGAAACGGCTGTGAAAGCCAAAGGGTACAAATGGTTTGAAGATACTTCAAACAAAAGTTACGATGTAAACATTGTAGGCGTTAGAAACACATCACCTGCAGTTTATAGAAAGGTTACAAATGTTTTTGATGATCACTTAACAATTTCTTTTAAAGATGAATCAGGCAACTGGCAGTTCTACTGTTGGATGGGAACTTGTGACCCAGGTAAAAAGGGTGTACAACAATTCCAAAACAAAAAAGGTGTTGCGAGGTTGGTTCCTGGACAATACAGAGGTGTATGGATGATTGATAAACACGGTGGTAAATACGACGCACTTTGTCAAAGAGCTGGTAATGTTACAGTTTGGAGAGACGCCAACAAGGATTTAATCTTTGAAGAAAAGGTTACTGACACAGGAATGTTTGGGATTAACATTCATAAAGCAGGACAGGACTCAACTTGGGTTGATGATTGGTCGCACGGTTGTCAAGTATTTAAGAGAGTTAAAGATTTTGATGTATTTATGTCAATATGTAGAAAAGCAGCAAAAATCCACGGAAACAAATTTTCTTACACACTTTTGGAGTCAACTGATATTGTATAATGAGAGAAACTATAATAAATTTACCACAAGAGTCGGGGATATATAAAATAATTTCCCCGACTGGTAAAATTTATATTGGTGAAACAACAAACTTAAAAAAAAGGGCAAAATCATACCTAAATCTTAATAAAATAAAAAATCAAAGAGCAATACATAATTCGTTAAAAACACACGGTATTGAAAGCCATTTATTTGAGGTGGTTGAATTATGTGAAAGTGAAAACTTGAAAGTCAGAGAAAGATATTATCAAGAACTATTCAACTCGGTGGAGGACGGTTTGAATTGTTTTTATACCCCAACACAAGAAAAGTTAAAAAAACATTCTAAAGAGACAATTGAAATAATGTCAAAAAAATCAAAAGGAATAAATAATCCGTTTTATGGAAAAAAACATTCTGAATGTTCTCTTAAAAAAATTTCAGAATCAAGTAAAGGTGATAAAAATCCGAATTATGGTGGTAAGTTGAAAAATGAAGATTGGTTGTTGAAACAAAAAATATCTAACAGTAAAAAACCAATAAAGTTAATAAATTTAGAAACTAATGAAACAATTGTTTTCCTTAACTCAAAAGATTGTGCTAAATTTATAAATGTCTCACCATCATCTGTAAGAACATCAAAACAGTATGGTTACAAATTGAAAAAAAAATATATAATACAGGATGTTTAATTATTTGAACAATACCTTGTTATAGCAAAAATTGCAAAGATTACAATAGGTGTAATAATTGCAGCAATTATATCGTAATCCATAGTCGTTGTTTTTTATAAATAACGTAAGAAAATTACAAAAGAATAGAAGAATGAACGGGAGACATCTACTAATGAATATCTCCCGTTTTTATTTTATCAAAACCAAAATTTTGATATCTTCATAAGCATACTTGTCTTACCCTGCCAATCTTTAAGTTGGGACAAAGGAACCCAAAATTCCATCTCACCAATCTCATCAACTCGTTTCATATAATCTTCACGAAACTTGTCAGTTTGAGAAGCGTCAGTGATATAAGGAACACCCAAGTTTTTAGCACAAGTTTTACCAAGTCCTGTAAGCATTGAAAACTCGTCAGTCAAAGTTCTTGCACAACAAGTACAGATAGAACCTCTTTTGATTGTAAGTTTACCACGAAACTGAACAGCCTTTTCAGAGAAACCCAACACACGAGTAATATCCAAAAAGATAGGAAGGAATTGTAAGTCATACTTTTTCTTTAAGACATCACTTACCTTTCTACCAACTTTGATTGTGTCACCAACAGCAGGTACGTTCATCTTACGAATAACAGGTTTGTTTTCTTCCTTATCAATTTGTTTGATGGTAACTGAAATCTGTTTGTCAGACAATTTACCATATTGTTTCAATTTAGATTTGATATCAAGAACAAAAGAGTTGGAACCCTCGTAAGAGTCAATTCTTTTCAAGTCACCAGTAAGCTCAACTTGTTTTACCTCTTTGGTGGAGTTAAAAATTCTCTCAACAGCATCACGTTGTTTTACTGTTAAAGAACCGTAACGACTAATTGAATCCTTCATCTTCAAGATGAAAGAATTGTTCCCTTTGTAGTTTTTTACTTTTGTTGTTGTATCGTTCATATATCCCACTTATTAATTGATTACAATACAAA